CTTCGGATGAAGTATCTGAAGAAGTGGGACACGTACGCCGTGCAGTGTCAGGTCGAGGAAGGCCGTGACCAATCGGCGACTGCGAGCAAGGCCACGATCGATCGCTGCGCCAACTACCTTCGTGCGGCCATCGGGCAGAAGAAGCCAAAGGTCATCGTCACGCTCGGCGCTACGGCGCTCAAGGCCATTGGCTACAAGACCGAGAAGTTCACCGAAGCTCGTGGCCGCGTGCTGCACCACGAGATCGACGGACAGCAGGTAATCCTCCTGCCGACGTTCGGCACCAAGCAGATGCTCGCCAAGACGGGCCTCTTCGGGCTGTTCTACAACGATCTCACCAAGGCCGTGAAGATCGCTTCGGGCGTCGACGAGCTGGCCTCGCAGGTCTCGCTCGAAGAGCTGTCCAAAGACTACATCATGCCCAAGACGGTCGCAGAGGTGAAAGACCTCTGCGACCACATCATCAACTACGTTGTTGCTGATGCGCCTCCGGGCACGTCCGCGTCGAAGTGCGCCATCGCGCTCGATACGGAAACCAACACCGTCAACCCGCATCGAGCGGACGCAAAGGTGTTGTGCATCTCGATCGCATGGGACGCGGGCAAGGCAACAGCGATTCCGCTGTTCCATCCCAAGTCACCGTGGTCGGCGTCGGAGCTGGACGAAGTCCTGTTCCACATCCGACGCGTACTCGAGTGCCCGAAGCCGAAGATCTTCCACAACGGTGGATTCGACCTTCGCTTCCTCGAGCTGCGTCACGGTCTAAAGGTCAACAACGTCGCATGGGACACGATGCTCGGCGAGCATCTCCTGCGCGAAGACATGAGCGGTTCGTACTCGCTCAAGGTGCTTGGCCGTAGCTACTTCCCACAGTTCTCGAACTACGCTGACAAAGTCGGTGAGCTTGCTGCGAAGCTGACTGTTGAGGAAGAAGGCGTCGCGGCCGTTCTCAAGAGCCTTCGCAAGAAGAAGATCAAGGCGCCGGGTTTCGAGGAAGGCCTCTCGATCGAGATGGGAAAGGCCCAGCTCGAGGCGTACCTCTACGGCGACAAGAAACATCGCAAGAAGCGAATCAACGACAGTGGCTACGAGCGCGTGCCGCTCGACATCCTGCTGCCGTACGCTGCCGTCGATACCGATCTGACGCGGCGCTTGCTGCGCAACCAAATCGCTCGCGTCAACCAAGAAGGTTGCAAGGGCGTTCATTCGTTGATGCGCTCGCACTGCATTCCTGCGAGCCGCGTGCTCGGCAAGATGGAGTTCGAGGGCTTCCCCGTCGACAAGCCATATCTCGATTTCCTCGAAATCGAGCTGAAGCGCATCGTCGACGAGAAGATGAAGGTGTTGCACGCGTTGTGGAACGCCACGACGCAGTACTACCCCGACAAGCGCAACGAAGAGTTCAACCCGAACTCGACACAGCAGATCGCATGGCTCTTGTTCACAGGCGGTGTCGTTGACCCGGACAACCCGGTCCTCGATGTCAACGGTCGACCGCGTCCCGCGACGCGGCAGGGCCCCTGGTGCGAGATCAACAAGAAGTCGCAGCAGTTCAAGACCGACAAGAAGACACTCAAGGCGATCGCCGAGAAGACGCTGTGTCCGTTCGCGCGAACGCTGCTCGAGTTCCGTGCAGCGCACAAAGCACTCACAGGGTTCGTCGCAGAAATCCGAGTGCTGTCCGAGTACGACGGCCGTGTTCACACGTCGTTCCTGCTGCATGGAACGTCGACGGGCCGGCTCGCGAGCCGCAACATCAACATGCAGAACCTGCCGGTCAAGAAGATCGCAGGTATCAACGTCAAAAAGCTGTTCATCCCGGATGACCCCGAGGAGGAGGTCATCTTCAACGTCGACTGGAAGGGTGCTGAAATCCGTGTGTTCACCGCGTATGCGCGTGACGCTCAGCTCGAGAAAGCGCTCAACGACGGCCTCGACGTTCACAGTTGGTTCACGCAGGAAATCTTCGGCATCCCATACGCCGAAGTCGAAGAGTTCAAGGAGTCGAAGCACAAGGAGCTTCGAACGACCGTGAAGCGCGTCGTGTTCGGCATCCTCTACGGTGCAATGGCGAAGAAGATCGCCGAGACCGCTGGCATCACAGAGGAGCGTGCACAAGAAGTCATCGATAAGCTGTTCGATCGGTTCCCCTCTCTCAAGGGGTACATGGATGACGTCGTAGCGCACATCCACAAGTACGGCTTCGTCGAGACATTCTTCGGGCGCCGTCGTCGGTTCCCGCTTGTTCGCGTCAACGGTTTCTTCCGCGGTCAAGCGGAGCGCCGTGGCAAGAACATGAAGATCCAGTCGACCAGCTCGGACATCGTGATCGGGCAGCTCATCGAGATTGCCGAGCACATCGGCGAGTTGGGTGGTCGGCTCTGTATCACCGTGCACGATTCGATCGTCGGTACGGTCAAGAAGAAGTACCTGCATCTCGTTGAGGCGTTCTTCCAGAAGTACTGTGTAGACCGCGTCGGCGAGAAGTACCCGTGGCTCCCTGTCGCGTTCGCATGCGACGTGTCCATCGGTCCGAACTACGGCGAGCAGATGGACCTCAAGGCCTACCTCGCGAAGAACCCGCCGAAAGCGATGACGAACGAGCAAGAGTTCTTTGCAGAGCTGGACGAAGAAGCCCTGCACGAGCTACGTGAAGACGAAGACGAAGCGAGAGAGCGCGAGCACGCAGAGGCCGCGCAAGAAAGAACGGCATCATGAAAGGATCCGCAGTGAAGAAGACAACGAAGACAATGAAGAAGATGGCCAAGGGCACGATGAAGTGGTTCGATCACGCGAAGAACATGCCTCTCGGGTTGTTCTTCACGACGATGGGGCCAATCATCGGCAAGGTCGACAAGGCGCCCGCGGACATGGGTCAGTTCCGGGTGCGCATCTGGGCACCGGCCATGGTTCAAATCGGTTTCCTGCCGCCCGACAAGGCTGCGCCCGAAGCCACGAGCGTGCAGCAGCGTGTGGTGTTTCAACCGCTCGCGTTGATCGAAACACACATCGACCTGTCGACGGCTGCGCCCTTCGGTCGGGCGCCTGTGCCAGACTCGCTCGTCGCGAGCTACGAAGAGTACTTCGCGAAGTTCATCGATGGCGAGTACAGCCTTCGCCGCGTCGTCGCCAAAGTGGAGACCGGAGCCGGCCACGAAGTGACGCCGCCCGAGCCGTTGCCGGCCCCGGAGCAAGACGATTCCGAAATGTCTGAATCGGAAGATTCGACCGTTTCGTAATTCAAGTCGCCGGCGTTCGTTGGTAACGTTGGCGTTCGTATAACGAGTGCCGTTAGTGGCATAAGCACACGTCGAAAGGTACGTCATGGGTTGGCCCGCACTGAAGGACTGCAACATCCTCTTCCTCGACACCGAGACCGGAGGGCTGTCAGCTGCGAATCGCGACATTGTCGAGATCGCATGCATACTGACAGACCCCTCTGGTCAAACGGTTCTCGAGGAGTGGGAAGCCAAAGTTCTTCCAGTGCGGGCAGTCGAACCCGAGGCCGCCAAGATCAACGGCTACACGGCTGAGAAGTGGGCGGCAGCGAAAGCAATCGAGCTGGCACCCGCGATGATCAAGGTCCTCACGATGGCGCACAACACCATCATGTGTTGCCACAACACACCTTTCGACAAGTCGTTCATCGACGCCGCTCTGGCAATGCACCGTCAGAAGTGGACCGGCGTCTACCATTCGCTTTGTACGATGACGATGTCGATGCCGCTTCTACGGGCAGGCCTCGTCGAGAACATCAGGCTCACCACGCTGACGAAGTACTTCGGCGTTCCGCACGAGAACGCACACACCGCGATGGATGACACACGCGGATGTCGGGGCGTGTTTTTGAAGCTGCAGGAGATCTACGGTCCCGCAGTCGAGGCGTACGCAGCGGCTCGAGCGACTCAGTAGAACAGCAGGTCTTTGCTGAGCAGCCGCCAAGCGAACCAAGCGAAGAGCTGCGCGTGAAGACTGTCGTCAGGCTGCATCGGTGGATGGCGCCACTGCTTGCGGCCCGCGCTCGAGACCTCTTCGTACACCGTGAGGATGTCGGTGATCGCCGGCATCATCTGGGCAACGGGCCCGTAGATCGCCTGCTTGATCATCAAGAAGTGCGCAAAGTTGTCGATCATCGTCGTGCGATCGACGTGGTAGGTCAGCGTCGCGGGGTTCCACTCGAACGGCTTACTCATGTTCATGTAGCGAGCCTGGAGCACACGGTGGTCACCGAGTTGACGGCGCAACTCGGAGTTCGCCATGGCACCTTCGCCTGCATCACCACAAATCATCTGCACACCCCACGCGTTGCAGACCTCGACGATCTCGTCGATCCAACCAATCGCGTGAGCGTTGGGGAAGATCTTGTAGAACAACGTCCTCAGACGACCATCTTCTGTCTGGCCCCAGAGATGAAGCACCGTTCGACTCCTGAAGAGGCCTTCGCTACCTTTCACCTCGCCGCCGCCGCCGGACCAATCGACGCCGGCGACGACTTTGACGATGCCTTGCTTGGAGTGAGGCAGCGGCAACCGCGTGAGCGTGTTGCGCTCGTCGCACAAACCCTCGAGCAACTCTTTCGTGAGAAGCCGAACGCCAGTCGAGGTGCTGACCGCGAGGCACTCATTCAAGAACATCGACTCGCCGTAGACAGGCGAGTTCATCTTGTCGAGCAACTCTTGCCAGTGCTTGACCGACCGCGTGTGTTTGGGATGCGCCGTGTTCCAGGCGGCCGGCACGTTACGCGGCATGATCGGCTGGCTGACGTGGAAGCCCTTGATGAGAGCTTCGGGCTTCATGTCAACCCAGCGACCTGTTCGTGGATTCAGGTTCTTTCCGCAGGAAAGACAGATGGGTCCCGTCTTACCGAGCGCCTTGACGCTATCGATGAACGTGAACTTTGCGCAGCCGTCGCACCGCATGCACCACTCGGTCTGCGTGGACATCTGCCAGAGGAACTCGATCGTGTTCTCGGTCGTCTTCGGCGTGCCGGCGTACAACGAGTACGGCCCGTACTTCGAGTTCGCCATCGACTCTTCGATGACGGGGATGACCGCCTCGTAGAGCATGTCCTGAACCTCGTCGAAGATCGTGCGGTCGGCAGAGTAACCACGAGCACGGTCAGGGTCGTCGCATGCGTAGGTGAACGCCATCTCGGAGCCGTTTCGCAGCATGCGCAAGAGCACGTTGTCGATCGACTCGGGACCAACGAAGCCGCGACGCAGCTCAGGGCTGTACGCAAGAATCTTGGCTACACGGGTGTGCGAAAACTTTCTTGTCTGCTCCTGGGAGGGGGAGATGTAGTAGCTCTTGAAGTGTGGCGTTCCAACACTTTCCGCGATCATGAAGCACGCACCCGTCGTGCTCTTCGCGGTTTGCCGAGCCATTTTCAGAAGTAGCTTGGCGTAATCTCCGTCGTAAATCGCAAGGTGCATCGGGTAGTCCTCGAGCGAGAACTCCTCACCTTCGACGTGGAACAACGACTGCGCGATATCAGACCGAAAACCACTTATCCCAGTTTCATTTCCGCCACTGTCTGTCATGCCTGTGGCCTCGCAACTTTCCAACGCCCCCACTGTACAAGGAAATCGTAATGTCCAAGATCGAAGATAAGCCCACCACCGAAGAGACCCCGGCCGGCAAGCTGGGCATCGAAACCGTCACGCCTTCGCAACTCGAGCGCCAGATCGACATTCTCGCGAGCGAAGACATCGTGATCGCTGTGTGGGGCCCTTCGGGCATCGGCAAGACCGCCATCCCGATGCAAATCGCCAAGAAGCGCGGGGCTCCGTACGTCGCGCTTCACATGCCGACGATGACGCCCGAGGATTTCCACATTCCGACGACCGCGAAGGACACCAAGGTCTACTACGACCGGCGCATCCCGCGTCGCTTCCAAGCGGTCATCGACTACGTCGACATGATGAAAGAGAAGCACGGCGGAACCGTGCCGCCCGACAAGCGTCCGATCGTGTCGATCGAAGAGCTGAACCGTGCGGTCGACAAGTCCGTCACACGTGGCGCGTTCGTCCTGATGGGTGATCGGCAAATCGGCGACCATCACTTCGACGAGAACACCCAGTTCGTCACGACCATGAACCCGACGGGCGGCGGCATGGCGGTCAACGAATTCGAGCGCGACCCTGCGATGCGTCGTCGGACGTTGTCGGTGTACATGGCCCCCTCGTACAGCGACTTCATCAAGCACGCTGAAGTTGCGGGGTTCCACTCCGAGGTACTCGGCTATTTGCGCGCACATCCGTCGCAGTTCTATGACGAGCTGGGTGCGAAGGCGGGCAAGGTGTTCGCGTGTCCTGCGACCTGGGAGCGGGTCTCGCGCATCTGCCGCGCGTACGACCGTGTGAAGCAGCCGTTGTCCGGGCTCGACGCGCAAGCAGCCTACGCGGGCTACATCGGAACCGCCCTCACCGAGACGTTCATCGAGTTCGTCCGTGACCGGACGACGACGATCACGCCGGATGACGTCCTTAACACGTACAGCGAGAAGAGCGAAACGCGTCGTCGGATGCAGGCGTTGCTCAACGCGGACGGCGGTCGTCTCGACCGCGTGACCGATCTCATCACGGGTCTCAGCGTGCGCGTGTTCTCCAAGACCGACGGAGACGCTTCGAAGATCTCGAAGCAGATCGCGCTCTTCATGGACGACTTGCCCGAAGAGCTGATGCTGACGTTCATCCAGATGATGGCCAAGGAATCCAAGGCCAGCGCGTCGGGTGATGCTCGTCAGTGGATGCAGAAGCTGAACACCGCGCTCAACAAGGAAGCGTCGTACACCAAAGCGGTGAACAAGTACCACTCCGCCAAGGACAAGGCGAAGGACCAGGCCGCGAAGGATGGCGTCGACGTTTCGTAGCTTGGTCATGACAAGCGCGAAAGGTCGGCCTCGGCCTCCGCGCGTCGAGCCTTGACGTGCAACTCCACCGCAGCCAACCGCGCGATCTGAACATCGACGCGCGATTCCTCGAGCGAGAGCTTCTCGAGCGCCGACTTGTCAACCTCGGACCATCGACGCTTCACCGCGTCGGTCAAGTCCGAGGTCGGCAACCGCCGCTCGAGAGTTTCCTGCGCGAAGGAAAGCTGGCTCGGTGCGAGCACGAAACCTGCGCGCTCGAGTACGACGGCGACGTACGCCCTCGGCTCGTGCTCGAACTTCAGGTCTTGCTCTTTGTAGTGCTCGCGAATCCACGCGGCTTCGACGACTGCCCAAGCCATCGCACTCGGTGCAGCCTCTTCGAGAATTTCGACGTGCGCAGGTCGGCCGTCGAGCGCCACACTCGTTTTCTCAAAGACCACACCGTCCCAGTAGAAGGAGGGCATGATTCGTAACGAGATCGCGGCCAGCAATCGGTCGCGTGCCTCTGCAGGCACGACAACTTCTTGATGTTCCAGTTCGAGCCAAATGGTCTCGGGCTCCCACTCGATGAACGCGTCGCCGAGCGCGACATCGGCCGCACGCATCAGCGCAATGGCCGAAGCACTGCGGCTGCGCAGGAGGTTCTTCGCAAAGCTCACGACTCAGCCCATCTGTTGAGCGAGCACGCGCTGCATGTCTGCGGGAAGTGTCCCGAGAACGGCGGCAAGCTTGTGGAGGTCGAGTTGACCTTGGCCGTCGTTCGCTTCGCGCATGATGTCGTCGCCGAGTACATCGGAGTAGAAGCTCGAGGGGTACGCCGCCATGCGTTCCATCGGCATGAAGCGGCCGGCGAGCATAACACCAGGCCCCGCGACTTTCTCGGTGTTGAACACCGTGGAGACCGGGTCTGGAAGACGACGGCCCCAGTGCTTGTCGAGGCCGCAGGCTTCATCCAGCTCTTCGATCGCCATCGCCAACTTCATCTGAACGTTACGATCTCGCAGCTCGGGCTGCATGCGCTTGGTCTCGTTCGCGAGCTTTTGATAACCATCCCGATGGTCGAGAGGTGCAGCGGTCGCGCGAGCCTCGAGCCAACGCGCAAGCGTATCCGTCGACGTGACAGTCATGCCTGCCATCTTGCGTGTGATGTCTTGAACACGGACGCCGAGCTGCGCAGCTTTCTCGACGAGACGGGCGCTGGCCAACATGCGGCTGCCCGGCGTGAGCTTTGCGCCTTCGTTGATGAGCTTCGCTTCGGCGGTCTTGACGTGTTCGACTTCGGTGACACGCAAGCGTCGTGCTTCAGGCAGGAGAAAATCGTTCGAGTCGTCGCGCGGCGCCGACGCAACTTTCTGACGTTCGAACAACGTCTCGTCGACGCCGTACACGTCGAAGGCTTCTTTGATCGCTTGGTCGACGTACACTGGCAGGGGTCCGCCGGCGGCTTCGCGATAAATGCGGGACAGCATCGCGTGCTCCCGCGAGTGGATCGGATAGGCTCGCTTCTCGGGCCATGCGAACGCAGTGTCCGGCAATCCCTCAGCTTCCGAGGGTTCGACGTCGATGTCGACCGCTGCGGCGAGCTTGGGACGGCCTTCGACGGCCTTGATGAGAACGGCGAAGACGGGGTCCCGGTATTGGTCGATGACGTTCACGCCCTAAGTATAGGCGGCGGAAGGATATTTGCATGAATCTCAAACTTTCTGAATTCTTCGTCTACCTGCTTCAGCGAAAGAACTTCTTCGGAAGACTTGCAGCAAGTCTCCAACGCATTCCCAGACCGGGAATGGGCACGATGGCGGTCGGCGTCCACAAAGGGCGG